CCGATAAAAATTTCAATTTGTACTGTCGATGCACTAAAAATGAACGCAGACGAAAGAAAATTATCATCATTATCTTTTCGTCTGCATTTCTTTTTGTACCTTTGTTCCACCAAGAGTTATCACATTGGAGCATAACAATGAAGAACTCAGAAATACGAACGGTTGCTATCTCGTTACCCAATTTTCAAGCAATCCGACCAACCGATTTATTCTAAGCGAGTTATCTTTTCTTGCAAAAGTTACAAAAAAATTTCTTTCGTTATCCCGCTTCGGGGGATTAATCTACTTAATTAGACGCAAAAAATGCCCAAAAACTACGTTTTTTCGGGGAAGAAAATTTTTTTTTCGCCGTAGCGTGCAGTATTTTGCCCCGCCTATAGGGCACAGAACGAAGCGTTAAGTTGAAGCGTCGGGAAAACATCGCACAATGATTTGCAAAACAGCGAGTTAGGACGGCACGACCTCGAACGGCCTTTCAAAACGAAATTTACTTTTGCTTTACTCCAGCTTTACACCGGACAGGCTAAATGAGGGCGTTTTCTTTACGTCTGTGGGCTTTTCGCTTTGCGTGCGTTTACTTTATTGGGATGGCATTTGAAAGCCGTTAGAACGGGCTTATTTGAAGGCTTGGTTCTGGCGGCTTCTTTTATGCACTTTTTTTGCTCTTGAAATGCAAATAATTTACTTAAAATACTTCTATATAAGAGTTATTTGGTATATTTGCAGTCGAAATAATTCAATTATGGGACCGATAAAAGTTGTTCATATACACCTGATTTTCGAGAAGAAAGACTTCTATTTTGGAAGCCTTTCGGCGGTGTTTGATACACTGGATGAAGACCGCATCGGAATCAAGAAAAGTACGCTTCTGCACGCTAAAATGGAGGATGGAAGCGTCCGAATGACGAAACGGGCACGAATTGTGGTGTCCCATCTTATCAGAGGAACACGTTAAATCGCTGTTATATTGCTGTTTATGGTCGCTGTGACGTTCTTTTCCCGTAGCGTTGCGGCGACCTCTTTTTTTGTCCATGGTTACGGAAAGGGTTATGTCTATAGGCTACATTTAGATATGTTAAAAGGGCTACAAAAGGGTTACAAAAACCCTGTTTTCGGAGGTGCTACAAATATACAACGTGCCAAAAAAACGGCACTTTTGACAAAAAAAGGCTTTTAAGTGGGTAGAAAACACCACCTAAAAGCCCCCTAAAAAAGTATTCACATTCTAATGTATTGCACCTATAATCAATGCTTTACGTTCTTTTTTGCTTCTTCAAATGCCATTAAAATTGCGTGCGTGTGGCGTTTGAAGGCTATTCGAGGCGTATCACGCCGATGACAAGTGCGACCGCATGGATGGCCGAGAACGGCAATTCGAATGGGTCGTATTTCTCGTTATCAGAAACAATAAGGACGTGATCCTTGTCGCTGCCCGGCTTGATTCGCTTAATCAATGCCCCCTGGTTGGTATCTATTACATATACTTTGTTCCATTGGAAGAACAAATCGCTCATCGATACACGTTGACAGGCCACAATATCACCGGAACTATACTTGGGATACATCGATGAACCTTTGACCGGGATAAGGAAGTCTGCTCCTTTGAACATTGGAACAACGTAACGTTCACATTCGTACTCCAACACGGTCTGCTCTGACGTTAGAGCACCTGCCATCGCTTCGATTGGGATCAATGGGATACCTTCGCCTGGTTGAGTAGCCGGATGAGCATAATTTTTTCCTATATATTCATTATAATTGGCATCGAATGTTTCTTTGTCGAAGCCATCTTCACCAACACCTTGCATAACCCAAAGGAGACTCAAGCCTAATTTTGTCGTCATTATGCCAATCTCTGTGTCAGTCATTTCAGATTGCCTCATATATATAGCCTTCATTCTATCAGGACTAATCCCACAATATTTTCCGAATTGCTCGAATGTAAGACCAGTCTTGTAGATAGTTTCATCAAAAATTCGGTTGAATCTCTTAATGTAAGTCGGGTCATTACGGAAATTATCGTTATTGCCTGTGGCAAGCATATTTCCTTTGCCTGTCAATAGCCATTCAGGATTTAACCCTTCGCATTTTGCGAATACCATTTCTATGTCAAGAGTTCCTCGACTAAGCCAAGTACTCACCCCTTGCGCTGAAATACCTAATCGCTTGGCAAACTGCGATTTATTTCCGTTATCAAAATGCTCTATTAGAGCTTGAAGCATTTCTTTCTTTTCCATATAGCCGAGTATAAAATAAACAATTCGAGAAAATAATTCTCATTTTGTTTGGTTTGCATTAAACAAATTGTTTATATTTGCAGCAAGTTAAGAAATTAACAAGCGGCCAAATATACAAAAAAGGGCCGAGATAAGCGAATTTTAGCGATTAAACTTTAAAAACAGCAATATGAAAGCAGTAGAAGTAACGGTAAAGGCAAGTGAGCGAATGAAAGCAGACGGATTTGTAAACGATTTGAGTAACGATGATGAAATATTCGCTATGATGACGGGGACAGACACATTCGTGGTCGTGACAAGTAACGAATTCGGTATGGCATGGGTTAAAACGAACCTGCCGGTGGTGTTCGATGAGGAATATACAATCAAAGATTTGAAATGATATGATTAAGGTTGTAAAGCAATGGCATACGCAAAGCGTCAAGCATAAGCTGGCCACAGTTCTTATAATGGATGGGATAAGTTTCTGCTTCAATCCAAAAGACGGGATTGTCTTTTCGGCACCGGAAATTTACGTGAAACGATTAATAGAACGGTTAATGACATGCTACGGCGTAAGTTTGAAACCCATTATCACAGAACTATAATAAATTAGGTATTAGTTAAACATGCTACAAAGGTAGCAAAACTTCCGTGGTGCGGGAGCATAGCGGAAGATTTTAAAAAGAGTATAAACAACAAAAATATAGCAGCAATGAAAAAGTACATTCATGTAACCAGAGAGGACCGCCATTTTTTGGCAAAAGCATTCAATGTGTCAGACGTAACGGTGTGGAAAGCATTACGGTATGAACAGGATACCGAAACCATCCGCAAAATCCAGAAGTTGGCCAAAGACCGTGGCGGCATTGTAATGGCAGTTATTCCTGAAGTGGAGACCCTTCATGATTCAGACGGCTATATGCGTCAATATCTACCCAATGGCGTATTACTTGAATTCAGCAAGAAGGACGGTAGTTGTGATGCCACATTCAAAGGGCAGAACGTTCAGCATTGGGATGAAGTGCGTGTCAACGAAATAGAAGGCATACAAAGTTGGGCAATGACATTAAGATAAGGAGGACGTTTATGGAATACTACGGGAAGATATTATGTATTTCCAAGGACGACCTTACCCGTGATGACCGCCCGATGATTGGAGCCAACGGATATGCCGACTACAGCAACAGCAGAATAGACAGCCCCATTCATCCAAGCATGATGAGCCGGGAAGAACTGGCCCCGATTATGGGAGAAAGTTGTTACAAGCAGCTCGTGTTCAGAAGAAAGATTTTGGTTGTCCGCAAGGGAGTAGGCCGCGGTGTTACCGCCCTGGTATCGGTGGAAAGCCTGCCGGAGAAATACAAGAAAATGGTTAAAGAAAAATACGGTAATATGGATACTGAAGCACTAAGGAACTGGTTTTGTCAGCATTGGGAAGTGGATGCCAATGCACGAAGTTGGTATTCGCTATATCGTCTGCCATCGGGCGACAGCCTCAAGCCGGAACAGCAACAGGAATATACCCTCAACGCCTCGGCACTCCAGGCGGTGGTCAGACTACTGAACGACACGAAGATGAAGCGTGCCGTAATGCAAGGCAGCCGTGTACGTTGGGAAGAAATGAGCGGTGCCATCAGCTTCTATCAGAAAGAGTTCGGGCACACGCTGCCGACTTCGGTGAGCCGCTTCAAGAAGAAAGTGAAGGACTTCCAGGAAAAGGGATATGCCAGCCTCATCAGCGGCAAGTTCGGGAACCAGAACACACGAAAGGTGAATATCGACATTGAACGTCTGGTTTTGGGCTTGGCTATACAACCCAACAAGCCTTGGAACGGCGATGTATGGATGATGTACAACTCGTTTGTGTCCGGAGAACTGGAGGCATTCGACCCGATGACCGGTGAAATGTTCAACCCGACGGACTTCACAGACAAGAACGGGGAACCGATGAAGCTGAGCAAATCGACCATTAACAATGTGCTGAACCAGCCCAAGAACAAGGCTTTGATAAACAGTATGCTCATGAGCTGGAGTACCTTCATGCACCAGCAGCGGCCACACGTACACCGCCATTCACCGGAGTTCTCGTTCAGCAAGATTTCATTCGACGACCGTGACCTTCCCCGTAAACTGAAGGACACCAAGGCACGCCCGAAAGCTTACTACGCCTATGACGTGGCCAGCCAGTGTGTGGTGGGTGTAGCGTATAACCGAAACAAGAACATCGACCTTGTGGTAGAAATGTTCAGAAGTATGTTCCGCCTGATTGACAAGAAAGGCTGGAACTGCCCGGCACAGGTGGAAGTGGAAAACCACTTGATGACCCAATGGAAGGACAGTTTCCTGAAGGCCGGTGTCATTTTCCCATTCGTCCGCTTCTGTGCTCCCTTGAACTCGCAGGAAAAGCGTGCCGAACATTTCAACGGAGCCAAGAAGAAGAGCATCGAACATAAGAACCACCTCGGTATCGGCCGTTTCTATGCCAGGAACGAAAAGTATCGCACAGAGAGCAAGAAAATCAGCGATGAATTCAATGATACCTACGAAGACCACGAATATTACTCTTGGGATCAACTGATTGCAGAGGATATGCTTGACGTGAGAGAGTTCAACAACACCCTCCACCCGAACCAGAAGAAATATCCGGGCATGACACGTTGGGACGTGCTCGAAAAGAATATGAACCCGACCCTTCAGCCTCTTGACAAGGCCATGCTCTACCGCTTCATCGGCGAACACGTTCAGACCAGCATCCGCCGCAACAGCTATTGCCGCATCCAGTACAAGGATTATTGGCTCAGCAGTCCGGAAGTGCTCGACCGCCTGGAACCGAACAATCTGAAAGTGGATGCCTACTACCTTCCTGATGATGACGGTGACTTCGATGAAATCTATATCTACCAGAACGGAAAGCTGATTGACAGGCTGAAGGACATCGGTACCTTCAACGAGGCATTGGCCGAACGGACGGAAAAGGATGTCCATATCATGACGGAACAGAACAAGCAGATTAGCAAGTTTGATGCCATGATGAAACGGGATGCCATCGCCCCGGTTGCCATCATGAAGAAGGAAGCAGCCAAACAGATAGCGGAAGCACCGGTCAAGGCCGTGCAGCTTCCACCAACCGATGACGATGCAGCGTTCCTGAACTATAATGTGGAGCAATACCGGAATTCAGGAAAGGAAGCCTTATAACACTATTTGAATAACATTTAAACAGCAATATAATGGAAGTAACGAAAGAAATCAAACAGCGTATTTTAGCTGAGATAAAAATCAATCGCGAGAACTATCCAAGCGACAACAAACATGCTGCTGCCCTCGGCATTTCGGCAAGTGTTTACAATGCACTCAAGAAAGGAATTACCGACAAGCAGGTAAGTGACACCAACTGGATTTGCATTGCCCGCCGACTGAACGTTTCCCTTGCGGATGAAATGGAATGGAAGGCTGCTGAAACGCCGACCTACATCTTCATTACGGAACAGCTCACCATGTGCCAGGAAAGCGGTGTATCCGCCATCCTTTGTGATATGGCCAACATCGGGAAGACGTTCACGGCCCGGACATACGTGAAGTCCCATCGGAACGCTATCTATGTGGATTGTTCGCAAGTGAAGAGCAAGATCCGCCTGATAAGATTCATTGCCCGCGAGTTCGGCATCAACACGAACGGACGCTATGCTGACGTGTACGACGATTTGGTGTTCTATCTGAAGACCCTTGAAAATCCGCTTATCATCCTGGACGAAGCTGGCGACCTGCAATATGAAGCCTTCCTTGAATTGAAAGCATTGTGGAACGCCACCGAACGCTGCTGTGCCTGGTATATGATGGGTGCTGACGGTTTGAAGGAGAAAATCAACCGCTCCATTGAATGCAAGAAGGTGGGCTATACCGAAATGCTTTCCCGTTACGGTGACAAGTACAGCAAGGTAACACCGGATGACGGGAAGGAACGTGAGATTTTCCTGAAGGCACAGGCCGCCATGGTGGCCAAACTGAATGCACCGGCAGAAACGGACATTGTGACGGTGGTGAACCGTACGGGTGGAAGCCTACGCCGTGTCTATACTGAAATTGAAAAACTGAGAAAGGGGGCTTGATATGGGTTTGAAGAGAATCTATCAGTTGGGAATGGAATGCCAATATGCAGCACACACGCTGATGTTATGGGAAGAAGGTGAATATGCCTGCGACCTGCGTATCCGTAGAGCAAGAACAAAAGGTCTTATCGTGGTGGAACTGGACGATATGGAACTGGCCAACAAGATTGCGGCGGCCACCCGTTGCAAGGTAGCATTCAGGGAGGTTAGAGTATGAAACGGGCCTATTCACCTACTGAGGTACAATCCATGACGAACCCTTGTTTCCCTTTCGAAGGGGAATGGGAAGCGGCTTTTGGACGGCCGGCCACCACTGGGACTTGGATTGTCTGGGGAGAAAGCGGCAACGGGAAAAGTGCCTTTGTAATGAAGTTGGCCAAATATCTGTGCCAATGGTGCAAGGTGGCTTATGACAGTCTGGAGGAAAGTACAGGTTTGTCTTTCCAGAATACGCTGAACCGTGAACGGATGCACGAGGTGAACCGTCGTTTCCTGATATTGGACCGTGAACCGATGGAGGAACTGAGCGAACGGCTCTCCAAACGCCGTAGTCCGGAGGTGGTCATCATAGACAGTTTCCAATATTCGGGATTAACATACGCCACCTATAAGGCCCTGAAGGAACGTCACCGGAACAAGCTGCTGATATTCGTCAGCCATTGTGAGGGATTAAAACCGGAAGGACGTGCAGCCAAGAAAGTGGCCTATGATGCCGATGTAAAGATATTCATTGAAGGGTTCCGGGCTGTCTGCAAAGGACGCTTTATCACCAAGCCGGGAAATCACTTCACGATATGGGAAGAAGGAAGTGCACAATATAATTTGGGCAATATAGAGGAATAACAAGATGAAGACACGTAATTATGCAAGGTTCTATGTCCTGCTAAACAGGATGCCATCAACGGACAGAGAGGAGCTGAAATCCGGGCTGATACGTCAGTTCAGTGACGGACGGACAGATTCGCTGAAGGAACTGACCGACAAGGAGTACACAGCCATGTGTGACGAAATGCAGCGTCTGATAGGCGGTGACAAGGCAAGAGAAATCTATCGGGAAGAACTGAGACGGAAACGCTCTACCGTTCTTCACCTGATGCAGAAAATGGGAATTGACACCTCCGATTGGGACAGGGTGAATGACTATTGTCTTCATCCGAGAATAGCTGGAAAGGAATTCCGCAAGCTGACGACCGATGAGCTGGATGTGCTGGCCATCAAGTTACGGATGATCCGCCGCAAGGATATGGAAAAGGACAACAATAACAAACTTCTAAATTGATGAGGCTATGAAACCGAGACAATTCGTCGATGACGTGATGCGGTATATCCGAGAAATGACAAGTTCTTTGAGTGAGGAAGAATACAATGAATATCTGGAACAACTCATATTCAAGCTTGAAGATGAACGCCAGTTATGCAACTGGGATGATCCGGAAGAATGAAACGAAATAATAACCCCTAAAAAATTACAGAAATGGTAAGAGCTAAAAAGACAATCATCAGCGGCGTAAGCCGTGAAGCGGCAGAAATAGCATTCGCAACCTATGCCAAGGCTGAAGCCCAACGTGCAAAAATCGCAGCGGACATCGAGCTGCAGTGTGCCAAAATCCGTGAGAAGTACGCTTCCCGCCTGACAGTACTCGACGAGGAAAAGACGCAAGCTTTCGACACTCTCCAAGCATACGCAACGGAGAACCAGGCAGAACTTTTCACCAAGAAGAAAAGCCTTGAGATGGCTCATGGCGTGATAGGTTTCCGCACCGGAACGCCAAAGCTGAAGACACTGAAGGGTTTTACCTGGGCAAGTGCCCTCCAGTTGGTGAAGGAATTCCTGCCGGGCTATATTCGCCAAACAGAAGAGATAGCCAAGGACAAGCTGTTGGCCGACCGTGAGGCGGAATCCATGCCGGCACAAATGGCCAAGTGCGGTATTCAGGTTGCCCAGGACGAAAGCTTCTTCGTGGAACCGAAAA